AAGATATTGAAAAAAAAGAAAAAGAAGTTTTAGACAAAATTCAAAACAAAGAATCTACAAAATTACCTCAACCAACCGGTTGGAGAATATTAGTCTTACCTTTTAAAATGGCAGCCAAAACAAAAGGTGGATTATTCCTATCAGAAGAAACTATAGAAAGACAGCAAGTCGGATCAAACTGCGGACTCGTTTTAGAAATGGGACCACACTGTTATGACAAAGACAAATTTCCAGAAGGACCTTGGTGTAAAAAAGGCGACTGGATAGTTTTTGCAAGATATGCAGGAAGCAGGATTATGATCGACGGTGGGGAAGTTAGACTTTTAAACGACGATGAAGTTTTAGCTACCATCAAAAATCCAGAAGATATCGTCCATCAATACTAACATAGGAGATAACTATGCAAGACGTTGAAAGAAACGTTCCTATTGATACTTCAGGAAATGAAGTTGATGTAGATATAGAAGAAACAAAAGACGAAGCTGTTGTCGAACAAAAAGAAGAAACAGTTGAAAATCCGAATGTTCGTGAAGTTGTTAAAGAGGAAACAAAACCTGTTGAAACAAAAGAAGAACCCAAGGAAGAAGAAAAAACAAAAGAACCTAAAGCTGAAGAAGAAAAACCAAAAGATGAACTTGGTGAATACAGCGATGGTGTTAAAAAAAGAATTGCTAAACTTACGAAGAAGTGGAGAGAAGCGGAAAGACAAAAAGAAGCCGCTATCACTTACGCTCAAAAAGTTGAAGCAAACAGAAAAGCAGTAGAAACAAAACTTGGAAAATTAGAACCAGGTTTTCTTGATGCCACTGAAAAAAGTATTACTGCAGGTTTAGATGCAGCGAAAGCCAAACTAGCAAAAGCTAGAGAAGCTAACGATGTAAATGCAGAAGCTGACGCAATGGCAGAAATATCTGAAGTAGGAGTTAGAAAAGCACAATGGTTAGAAGCTAAAGCAAAAGCTGAAGAGCAAGCTAAAGCTAAACCAGAAGCTAGACCAACTCTTGATCAAGCATTACAATCAAAACAACCTACGCAAGACCCAAGAGCGGAAGAATGGGCTTCTAGAAACGAGTGGTTTGGTAAAGATAGTGCTATGACATACACTGCATTTGATCTTCATAAGAAATTAACTGAAGATGAAGGCTTTGATCCTAATAGTAACGAATATTATGCGGAAATAGATAAAAGAATAAGACTTGAATTTCCTAATAAATTTGGTACAACAGAGGTTAAACCTACGACCAAACCTACACAAATAGTAGCTGAAGCGAAGCGAAGTGTAAGACCAGGTCGCAAGACTGTGAGACTCACGCCATCACAGCAAACAATCGCTAAAAAATTAGGTGTGCCACTCGAAGAGTATGCAAGACAATTAAGTCAAATCACGAAGGAGGTATAAGCATATGAAAAAAATAGACGAAACAAGAACTTCCCGTGCGAGCCAAACTAGAGATAAGAGCTCTAAGAAAAAAGTTTGGACTCCACCATCAAATTTAGATGCACCACCAGCGCCTACTGGTTTTCAACATAGGTGGCTAAGAGCCGAAACCATGGGTTTCAACGATGCTAAGAATATTCAGGGCAGATTAAGATCTGGTTATGAATTAGTAAGAGCCGATGAATATCCTGACGGTGATTATCCAAGAGTTGAAGACGGCAAATACGCTGGAGTGATCGGAGTTGGTGGCTTGTTGCTGGCAAGAGTGCCTGTTGAGATCGCGCAACAAAGAAATGCTCACTATCAAAAGAAACATGAGCAAGTCGTTGAAGCAATGGATCACGATCTTAAAGGACAACAGCATAAGAGTATGCCTATCAATATCGATAGACAAACTCGTGTAAACTTCGGTGGTACAAAGAAAAGTTAATTTTTTAACGATTCCTAGACCAACGATTAACTAACAAACGGAGAAAAAAACATGGCAACTAACAAAGATGCTCCATTCGGAATGAGAGCAATTGGTAAAGTTGGTCAAAATAACGATAACCAAGGTCTATCAGAATATAATATCGCTGCTAGCGCCCCGGCAATTTTTCAGAACGATGCTGTAAAAGCAATCAACACTGCAACAATTGCACAAGCGGCTGCAGGTGATACTTTAATCGGTACACTTACTGGTGTGTTTTTTACCGACGCCAATACAAACAAGCCAACGTTCGCTAACCATTTGAAAGCTTCAAATACGGCAACGGACATTGTTGGTTTTATATCAGATGACCCGTATGAAAGATTTGAGATTCAGTCTAACGCTGCTTTAGCGTTAACATCTGTTTTCTTAAATGCGGACATCGAAGTTACGGCTGGGACTACAGCAAACTTTCAGTCCAAGTCTGAACTAAACGCATCTACGGTTACTACAAGTACAGCTCAATTGAGAATACTTGGTGTGACTAAAGACGCAGAAAACAATAACACTTCAAATGTGACTACGTACGCTACAAACGCAAACTTTGTTTGCAGCATTAACGAGCACTTCTTGAAGGGTACTGTAGGAGTATAAGGAGATAAACTATGGCAATAAGTAGAGGACAACTAGTTAAAGAACTAGAACCAGGTTTAAACGCCCTTTTCGGCCTGGAGTATAAACAATACGAAAACCAACATGCTGAGATCTATGCTACTGAATCTTCAGACAGAGCGTTTGAAGAAGAAGTAATGTTATCTGGGTTCGGCCAAGCACAAACTAAACCAGAAGGTTCTGGTGTAGTGTTTGACGATGCTCAAGAAACATACACAGCAAGATACACTATGGAAACTGTTGCGTTAGCGTTCGCGATTACTGAAGAAGCAATCGAGGACAATTTGTATGATAGACTTGCGTCTAGATATACAAAAGCGTTAGCAAGATCTATGGCTCAGACTAAACAAACAAAAGCGGTAACACCTCTTGTGAATGGATTTACTACATTCCAATCTGGTGATGGCGTAGTTCTGTTTAGCAGATCTCACCCAACAATCGCTGGAAACGTTGCGAATACGTTAGCAGTACAAGCTGACCTTAACGAAACGTCATTAGAGCAGTCTTTAATAGACATCGCTGAAATGACTGACGAAAGAGGTTTATTGATTGCAGCAAAAGGATTAAAATTAGTTATTCCTTCAGCTCTTCAATTTACAGCTGAGAGACTAATGGCTTCTCAAGGTAGAACAGCTACAGCTGATAATGATATCAATGCTATCAGATCTATGGGAATGGTTCCTCAAGGTTACAGAGTGAACAATTTCTTAACTGATCCTGATCAGTTTTTCATTATTACTGATGTACCAAATGGTATGAAGTACTTTGATAGATCACCTATCAAAACAGCTATGGAAGGTGACTTTGACACTGGAAACGTAAGATACAAAGCTAGAGAAAGATACGTATTTGGCGTATCTGACTATAGAGGTATTTACGGTTCTAACGGAGCGTAATAAATAACTTTAAAGGGGGCTGTTGAAGGCCCCCTTTTTATGATAGAAAGAAAGAACCCATGAAAAATTTCAGAGTACAAATCAGAGCATATGGCTATCATGCTGACTTCAATATGACGTGTGAAGATGATGATAAAGCCTTTGAAAATGCACTAGTTGACAAGCTAGGACAAAATGATATAGTCTGGGAAAAAGACGGATTTACTAGTAAATCCAAATTGTGGTTAACCTATGAGGAGGTTATAAATGACACACGTTCAAGAACTCTACACTCAGAAGAGAGGACTGGAACTTGAATGGTCGCAGCACTATAATCAGGAGAAAAGATATACTCTTGATATGGTGAGGATTGATGACAAGATAAAACAAGTCATTAATCATATTAAGCTAGCAGAAGCAAAGGAAGCTTCAATGCTTAATAGAATAGAAAATGCTGCACCTGACGTCTCTGTAGCTACGTAAGATAAAAACGCTACATCGCTGAAATCGCACTTTCTTTTAAGGCTCTCTTGCACTCTATCAAAATCTGCTATATACCTAAATCACTATACAATTAATTAGAACATAGACGCGTATAGTCGACGGCCTAGAGACTATGTTCGAAAAACTAGGAGGATAATAATATGGCAAATACTACATTCGATGGTCCAGTACGATCACGTTCTGGATTTCAATCAATAGGACCAGGATCAACTGTTGCGTTGACTTTAGCTACTGACTTAACTGTAGCAGCTCACGCAGGCAGAATTGTTACTATGGACCCTGCTGGAACACCTACTGCGATTACTTTACCGTCAATCGTTGGTGGAACTGATTCATCAGTAGCAGGACCAGGAAGAGATCCTAACAACCCAAGCACAGTTGGTACAACTTTTGAATTGCTTTTCATTGATGATTTCACTGGAACAATTTCAACTGATGGAACTGATAAGTTTGTGGGTTCAGTTATGATTGGTGTTAATGATGGTGCAAAAAAATCATTTATACCTACAGCAGCAAATGACATCGTAAATTTAAATGGAGAAGCTGGAGCATCTGTTGCTACAACAGGTGGTTTAAAAGGTTCAAGAATTAAGTTTACTGCAACTGCAGCTAATACTTACATGGTTGAAGGTGTACTAGTTGGTAGTGGCACAATCGCTACACCATTTAGTGGATCGTAATAATTACGTGGGTGGGAAACTTTAAGACTTTTTGATCTTAATACCCACCCACACCAATAAAAAAACGGAGAAAAAAATATGAGTATATATGCAGGTTCATCTATAGAAGGTGTAGCTACAAATGTAACAACTGAAACAAAAACTATTCAAAGTGGTAGAACTAGAGTTTATGGAGTTTATCTTGATAGTGGCGCAGCTGCAGGAGATTTTCATTTAAGAGATGGTGGCTCAGGTGGTACAGTAAAATTCAAATGTAAAGCACCAGCACAAATTGGTCCGATTACAATAAATTTTCCAGTTCCTATTTTGTTTAAAACTGATGTTTATGCAAATTTTACTACTGAACACGTAATAGCTGCTACTGTTTTTCATAGTGGCGGAGCTAACGAGTAGGAGGCTAATTAATGCCAAATACTACTTCAGGCACTACAACATTTGAAAAAACTTTTTACATCGATGAGATAGTTGAAGAGTGTTACAACAGACTTGGGCTGTTTGATATGAGCGGTTACAATTTAAAAACCGCAAGAAGATCTTTAAATATAATGTTTCAAGAATGGGGTAACAGAGGTCTTCACTACTGGGAAGTAGGAAATACAAATATTACTTTGGTTAATGGTCAAAATGAATACGCCATCTATCGTTCTACGGGTGACGGAAATTCTAACGGAGTTACTTCGACTTTAACAGCAGCTATAACTACAACTTCTCAAACCACTGGAATTACAATTGCTTCAAAAGACAGAATGCCTACAGAGGGAACAATCAATGTAGGTTCTGAAAATATAAGCTATACAGGATTTAATAGTTTAGAATTAACGGGAGTAACAAGAGGAGTTAATGGAACAACTGCAGCCACTCATTCTAACGGTGCTGCCATTACTAATTTTGTAAATGGTGCTTCGGATATTTTAGAGGCCTCTTTTAGAAATAGTTCTAACGTTGATTCACCTTTATCAAAAATAAATAGATCAGCTTATCAAGCTTTATCTAATAAATCAGCTACAGGTCAGCCATCACAATATTTTGTTCAAAGATTTATCGACAGAGTAACTATTCAATTATATTTAACGCCTGGATCTTCAGAAAATAATCAAGTTATTAATTTTAATTTTGAAAAAAGAATTCAAGATGCGGGTGTTTACACAAACGCAACTAATGTTCCATACAGATTTGTACCTTGTATGGTTGCAGGACTAACTTATTATTTATCTATGAAATATAAAAAAGATGAAACACAAGCTTTAAAACTAATATACGAGGATGAATTGGCTAGAGCTTTAGCAGAAGACGGATCTCCATCAAGTACGTTTATATCTCCTAAAAGCTACTACCCTACAGCATAATTATGGGAAACACAGCAAGAGGAAAATACGCAAAATTTATTTCAGACAGATCTGGATTACAATTTCCATACAGCGAAATGGTTAGAGAATGGAATGGTGCGAGAGTTCACACATCTGAGTTTGAACCTAAACAACCTCAATTAGAACCAACACCTTTTACCGCTGATCCTCAAGGTTTACAGCATCCAAGACCGGCAAGACAAGAACCACCTACAACAGATATCTTGCCAGAAAATCCTTTTTCAACTAATGGCACAACAACAATAACAGTTAGTCAACCTTTTAGTGGATTAGTAAACAATGACCAAGTTAGATTTACAGGAATACCAAGACCTATTGGTGGTGTTCCAGTAGCCGCGTTTACTTTAAAAACTACTTTAGCTTCTGATTTAACAGCCACTGAAGTTGGATCTTTAACTTTAACTGATGCAACTTATTATCCAAGTTCAGGATATTTAATGATTCAAAAAGTTATTGAAACTGGTGTATTACCAGCACCAAATGAAAATATAACTGTAGGACAATTTC